GGTAATAATTTTAAAAAATTATATGAAAGCTCAGATGTTACAAAAAGAAACGCCAATGGACAGACTCGCTCAGGACTCTATTCTTTGTTCATACCTATGGAATGGAACTACGAAGGGTACATTAACGTTGATGGATTACCTGTATTCGAAACACCCAAAGTCCCAGATAAAGATCCCCATGGGCAAAAAATTAAATTAGGAGTATTAGATTATTGGCAAAATGAAGTAGATGGCTTAAAGGAAGATCAAGATGCTTTAAATGAATTTTATAGACAATTCCCAAGAACAACAAAACATGCATTTAGAGATGAATCTAAAAATTCATTATTTAATTTAACTAAAATATATCAACAAATAGATTGGAATGCAGATATTAAACATAGTAGTGTTATAACCCAAGGATCTTTTCAATGGATTGGGGGGATTAAAGATACAGAAGTTTTATTTGTTCCAAATAAAAATGGTAGATTTTTTGTTAGTTGGGTTCCTCCTAAAAGATTACAAAATAATATTTTATTAAAGCGAGGTAAAAAACATCCTGGTAATGATGGCTTAGGAGCATTTGGCTGTGATTCTTATGATATTTCAGGTACTGTAGATGGAAGGGGATCTAATGGATCACTCCATGGGTTAACAAAATTTAGTATGGAAGATATTCCTCCTAATCATTTCTTTTTAGAATATATTGCACGCCCTCAAACTGCAGAAATATTTTTTGAAGATATATTAATGGCTTGTATATTTTATGGTATGCCAATATTAGCAGAAAATAATAAACCAAGATTATTATATTATTTTAAACGTAGAGGATATAGAGGTTTTTCAATGAATAGACCTGATAAAATTTATAATAAATTATCTATTACAGAAAAAGAAATAGGCGGGATACCTAATTCAAGTCAAGATATTATACAAGCACATGCAGCTGCAATTGAATCTTATATTGATTCTTATATAGGGATAAAAGAAAGTAATGAATATGGAGATATGTATTTTCAAAGAACTTTAGAAGATTGGTCAAGATTTAATATTAATAATAGAACTACACATGATGCTTCAATTAGCTCAGGACTAGCTATTATGGCTTGTAATAAAAACAAATATAGACCTCATCCTAATATTCTACGTCAAAGCCATGATTTAAGAATAAAGAAATATGATAATAGTGGAGCACTATCAAAAATTATAGATTAAATGAAAAATAAACTAAATATGTTTACCAATGGTAACGGTCCATTTCCTAGTCAAGTCGTTAGCGAAGAAGAGAAAACGAGTTGGGAATATGGGCAGCAAGTTGCGCAAGCGATTGAATATGAGTGGTTTTCTTCAGGGCGTACTAATGGTAACAGATATTTAACTACATGGAATAATTATAATAGATTAAGATTATATGCTAGAGGGGAACAACCTACTCAAAAATATAAAGATGAATTATCTATTAATGGCGATCTATCCTATCTTAATTTAGATTGGAAACCTGTTCCTATTATATCTAAATTTGTAGATATACTTACTAATGGTATTTCATCTAAAGATTATGATGTGAATGCGTTTGCACAAGATCCAGCTTCCTTAAAGAAAAGAACAGATTATGCTTCTGCTATAGCAGATGATATGTATGCTAGAGATGTAATGAAACAAGTCCAATCAAAAATTGGTAGTGATTTAAGTAGAACTAGTATACCAGAAGAGCAATTACCACAGGATGCAGACGAGTTGGCATTACATATGCAATTAGGTTATAAACAAAGTGTGGAAATAGCAGAAGAAGAAGCGATCACCCAAGTTTTAGATCAAAATAAATTTGATTTAATAAAACGTAGGATAAATTATGATTTAGTAACATGTGGTATTGGGGCTTGTAAAACTGATTTTAATACTGCAAATGGTATTACAGTTGATTATGTAGACCCAGCTTATATGGTATATTCTTATACAGAAGATCCAAATTTTGAAGATATATATTATGTAGGGGAAGTTAAAGCAATAACTATTCCAGAGCTTAAAAAACAATTTCCAAATATTAGCAACGAAGCATTAGAAAAAATACAACAAACTAAAGGTAATAGAAATTATCTTTACGGGTGGGGTGCTTATGATGAAAATACTATTCAAATAATGTATTTTGAATATAAAACTTATACTGACCAAGTATTTAAAATAAAATATACTGACAGTGGATTAGAAAAAGCATTGGAAAAAACTGATGAATTCAATCCTCCCCCTAGTGATAATTTTGAAAGAATAAGTAGAAGTATTGAAGTATTATATAAAGGAGCTAAAGTATTAGGAACAGATATGGTATTGCAATGGGAACTTGCTAAAAATATGACACGACCCGAAGCTGATACTACTAAGGTAGAAATGAATTATGCAATTTGTGCACCACGTATGTACAAAGGACGTATAGATTCTATTGTAAATAGAATAACTGGGTTTGCTGATATGATTCAATTAACACATTTAAAACTACAACAAGTATTAGCTAGGATGGTACCAGATGGTGTATTTTTAGATATGGATGGATTAGCAGAAGTTGATTTAGGTAATGGTACTAATTATAATCCAGCAGAAGCATTGAATATGTATTTCCAAACTGGTTCAGTTGTAGGTAGATCTTTAACCCAAGATGGTGATGTTAATAGAGGCAAAATACCTGTACAAGAATTAACTACATCAGCAGGCCAAGCAAAAATTCAAGCTCTTATATCTACTTATAATTATTATTTACAAATGATAAGAGATGTAACCGGATTAAATGAAGCTAGAGATGGTACTCTACAGGATAGAGATACTTTAGTAGGGTTACAAAAACTAGCAGCTCAAGCTTCCAATATAGCAACTAAACATATTAATAATGCAAGTTTATATTTAACTTTACGAATATGCGAAAATATATCTAAGAAAATTGCAGATCTTTTAGCATTCCCACTTACTAATAATATGTTAAGACAAAGTATTTCCATGTTTGATGTAGAAACATTAAGAGAATTAACTGATTTAAATCTTCATGACTTTGGAATATTTTTAGATTTAGAACCAGATGAAGAAGAAAAACAAAAATTAGAACAAAATATCCAAGTAGCCCTAAGTGGTGGTGGAATAGATTTAGAAGATGCTATAGATATTAGACAAATACGTAATTTAAAATTAGCAAATCAAATGCTAAAAATAAAACGTAGGAAGAAAGAGGAAAAAGAAAGAGCTATACAAATGCAACAAATCGAAGCAAATGCACAAGCTCAAGCAGACACTGCTCTAAAAATTGCAGAATCAGAGGTTCAAAAACAAAATGCTTTAGCCCAAAGTAATTTACAAGTAGAACAAGGAAAATCTCAGTTTGAAATACAAAGAATGCAGACTGAAGCACAAATTAAACGCCAATTAATGGCCGAAGAATTCAACTATCAAATGCAGTTAGAGCAAATGAAAATGGGGGCTACACAAAATAAAGAAAAAGAGATAGAAAATAGAAAAGACAAAAGAGTAAAAATACAAGGTTCACAACAAAGTGAAATGATAGATCAAAGAAATAATGATTTATTACCTATAGATTTTGAAAATAAAGGCCAAGAAGGTATGTTACCAATGGCTTAATTATTAATTATTTAATTATATTATATTATGGCAGAAAACAAAGCGGCCGTCGAGGTCAAACAAGAAGGTGACTTTAAAATAAAGTTAAAACCTAAAAGTAAAAAACCTAAACAATTAGCTATTGCTGATACAGAAATAGCAAAAATTAATTTATCCAATACAACTACTAAAGATGAAGTAGCTAAAGTGGATTTAACTAAAAAACCAGAAACAGATGCCGTTCAAGAGCACAAAACAGAGAAAGTGGATGTGGGCGAACGAACCGGAGATGGCGGAAAAGTGGACGAAGGAACACGGGTCAGCGATTCAACGAAAGAGTCCCCTGAACCTGTTAAAAAAGATTCTCCACTCGAACAAATAATTGAAGAAGTTGTAGAGCCTACACCAAAAAAAGACAATAATATTCAACAAGAAGAAAAACAAGAAACTGTTGAATTACCTAAATTACCTGAAAATGTTGATAAACTAGTTAAGTTTATGGACGAAACAGGTGGAACTGTAGAAGATTATGTTAAACTTAATAAAAACTATGGTGATTTAGATGATAATTCTTTATTACATGAATATTATAAACAAACTAAAGCTCATCTATCCCCTGATGAAATTAATTTCTTAATAGAAGATAAATTTCTAGTAGACGAGGATGTAGATGGCGATAAAGAAATGCGTAGAAAAAAGCTAGCTTATAAAGAAGAAGTTGCTTATGCGAAAAAGGATTTAGAAAGTTTAAAAAACAAGTATTATGCTGATATTAAACAACGTCCTGGAGTAACTCAAGAACATCAAAAAGCTATGGATTTTTTCGATCGTTATAATAAACAGCAAGAAACTATAGAGTCAAATCACGAACATTTTAAAACTCAAACTAATAACTTATTTACCAATGATTTCAAAGGTTTTGATTATGCATTAGGAGATAAAAAATTTAGATATAAAGTTCAAAATCCTGATTTGGTAGCTGATAAGCAAATTAATATTAACACCTTTGTTGAAAAATATTTAGACAAAGATGGTAAAATTGGAGATGCCATTGGTTATCACAAAGCTCTATATGCTGCTATGAATGCTGATAAATTAGCAAGCCACTTTTATGAACAAGGAAAAGCAGACGGCATTAAAAATGTTGTTCAAAATTCTAAGAACCCAGCTACAGAAGCACCAAGGCAAGTTGCCGGTGGGGATGTGTTTGTAGCCGGAATGAAAGTAAAAGCTATTAGTGGATCAGATTCATCCAAATTGAAAATTAAAAAACGAAAATTTAACAATTAAAAATTAAAAATTATGCCTTTAACTCCCCAGTTTGGTACTATTGTACCAAGCCAAGTACAGGAAATTCTGGCATCGAACTATTTACAATGGACTAACGCGGCGGGTGCCAACTTTGCAGATTTTGCACAGCAGTACCTCCCGGAAATCTATGAACAAGAAGTTGAAAGATATGGTAATAGAACCTTATCTGGATTCTTGAGAATGGTTGGAGCTGAACTTCCTATGACAAGTGACCAAGTAATCTGGTCAGAACAAAATAGATTACATATTGCATACGACATCACGGCAGTTAACGTTGCCGCGGGTCCTCCAACAGTTTTAACATTAAGTGCTGGAGACACAAATGTTGTATCAGCTAGAGCTACAGTAGTCGTTATGGACGACTTCGGTGGTGAAGCTAAATGTTTAGTTGTAGCGTCTACGCCAGGATTGGCAGGGACTATTACAGTTGAACCTTATACTAACACTTGGGCCGGTATCGGTCTTGTAGGTGCTCTTAAAGTATTTGTTTATGGTGCTGAATATCCAAAAGGATCAACAACACCAAATAGTACAGGCGTTCCCTCTACTATAGCTAATAACGAATATATTTCTGTTGAACCTGCATTTACTCAATTTAACAACAATCCTGTTATTATCAGAAACAAATACACAGTAAATGGTTCTGATACTGCTCAGATTGGTTGGGTTGAAGTAGCGACTGAAGATGGAACAGGTGGTTATTTATGGTATCTAAAATCTGAGTCTGAAACAAGACTTAGATTCGAGGATTATTTAGAAATGATGTGTGTTGAAGCTGAAGTAACTGCCGCTGGTAGTGCTGTAGCATTAGGTGCATCAGGAGCTATTGGTTCTCAAGGTATGTTTGCGGCTGTACAAGCTAGAGGTAACGTAATGGTTGGCTTTAGTGCGGCTACAGGTATCAACGATTTCGATGATATACTTAGAAACCTCGATACTCAAGGGGCTATTGAAGAAAACATGTTATTCCTAGACAGACAAACTGCTCTAGATTTTGATGATATGTTAGCTGCAATATCTTCAGGTGTACAAGGTGGTACTGCATTTGGATTATTTGAGAACTCAGAAGAAATGGCTTTAAACTTAGGTTTTAGCGGTTTTAGAAGAGGTTCTTATGATTTCTATAAAACAGATTGGAAATATCTTAACGACGCTTCAACGCGTGGTGGTATGACTGGTCCTGCTTCTATAGAAGGAGTATTGATCCCAGCAGGTACAACTACTGTATATGATCAAATTCTTGGTACTAACATCAGGAGACCTTTCTTACATGTAAGATATAGAGCTTCTCAAACTGATGATAGAAGAATGAAATCTTGGTTAACAGGTTCTGTTGGCGGAGCATTTACTAGTGATCTTGATGCAATGGAAGTTAACTTCCTTTCTGAAAGATGTTTAGTAACTCAAGCTGCTAACAACTTTGTATTATTCCAAGGTGTTTAATCATTATTAAAGATACGGGTGCTTCGGCACCCATTATCTTTATTTTTTAACTATTTAATTATATTATATTATGGCAAAAATTGCAAAAGAAAAAATGACCGTAGAAGTAGAAGAAACACAAGTTTCTCCTCCTACAAAAATAAAACCAGTTAAAAAAGATAACTGGGAATTAAGAGATAGAACTTATATATTAAAAGGAGATAAAAGCCCTTTAACTTATACTATCCCAAGTAGACATAATCGTAGACATCCTTTATTGTGGTTTGATGAAGCAAAGCAAGAACAAAGGGAGTTAAGATATGCTACTAATATGAATAGTCCATTTGTTGATGAACAAAAAGGAGAAGTAACAATGGGGCATATAACTTTTAGAGACGGAGTATTAAATGTTCCTAAAAAGAATATAGCATTACAAAAATTACTTTCACTTTACCACCCAATGGGCAAACATAAGTATATAGAACATATACCACAACAACTTGCTGATGATGAATTAAGCGTTATTGAAAATGAAATAGCTGCTTTAAATACTGCAATAAGTATGGAGATTGATTTAGCTGAAGCTATTGTAAGAGTAGAAGTAGGATCTAGAGTTAATAAAATGTCTTCACAAGAAGTAAGAAGAGATTTATTATTATTAGCTAAAACTAATCCTGTATTATTTTTAAGTTTAGCAAATGATCAAAATGTACAATTAAGAAACTTTGGTATTAATGCTCTAGAGCAGGGAATTATTAGAATGTCCCAAGATCAAAGACATTTTATTTGGGCAAGTAATGATAGAAAAATGATGACTATTCCTTTTGATGAAAATCCATATTCAGCTTTGGCTGCATGGTTTAAAACTGATGAAGGTGTAGAGGTATATAGGTCTATTGAAAAAAGACTAAAATAAATACTAAATAATATACGGGGCGGATACGTCCGCCTCTATATTAAATAATAAAAATACAATGGCAGTAAACGTAGATATAGTTTATAAAACCGTCTTGTTAATACTTAACCAACAGCAAAGAGGTTATATGACACCAGATGAGTTTAATAAGGTGGGTACTCAAGTTCAATTAACTATGTTTGAAGCATATGCAAGTGATCTTAATCAACATTATAGATCGCCTCAAAATGATACTGAGTATGCTAATCATGTAAAAAATATAGAAGAAAAATTAGAATTTTTTCAAACTATAGGACCTGCTACCTTTAATGTAGATCGATTTGATTTACCAACTACTAGTGTCTTACCTTTATTAACACAAACTTTTAATACTAATCCTCCAATTGATGGTGTAAATACTATTTTTGATATTACAACATGGACTGTTGCTCAATCATTGAATGCTCAAGTTAGAGTATTTTTAAATGGAGTATTACAAACAGGTGGCGGAGTAAACTACACATGGAATCCTGCAGGTAATCAATTAATAATGACAGTTGCCCCAACAATAGGTCCTGTAAGTAGTTTAGTAATACAATTATTCCCAGAAAATTTTTATAAATTAGGAACAGTGATTTATAAAGACTTTAAATTAGCACAATATGTGCAACGTAACGAGTTAAGACAATTATTCCTTTCTCCTTTAACTCAACCCTCAGAACAATTTCCTTTATATTTATATGAAGATGGTACTCTTTTTGTATATCCAACTACTATACAGAGTGATATAACTGTGTCC